CAAGTCTGAATATGACTTTATGCTTGGTGATGTATTAAAGGGTATGTAGTTATGGCAATGAAACGCAGCGGTAAGTTCTATCGCAAAAATGAAGCAGAGGTAATGCGTTCACTTGGCTTGGAACCCACGCCAAACTCTGGTTCTGGACCAATTTGGAAAGAAGATGGTCAATCAGAAGAAGTTATTTGTCAGTTAAAATCAACTGATGCAGAGAGTATTAGAATACATAAAAAGGACTTAGATACATTGAGCTACAATGCAGCCGTTGCTCACAAACTATCTGTGTTTGCGATTCAATTTCTGCAGTCCAATGAGGTTTACCTACTGGTTAAGCCAGACATGCTTTGTGAAGCAGCTCAATATATCGAGACAGGAGAATACACCAGTGCAAATGCATTTATAGGTGTTGATTTAAGTGAGCATGAAGATACGACTACTGTTGGTGGTAGGACAATCAAATCAAGCTCAAGAGCACGTAAGCAATTCAACGAAGAAAATGAGAAACGATTCAAAAAAGAAAAGAGGTCAGCGACATGAAAGTAAAGGTCAAAGAGGTAGTGAAATACGGTGGCCATAGCTTATCAGCTAATGGTTCGGTTAACTTCACACTTAAGGCTCAGTATTCTGAGCTTTCCAATACAATTCAGCTTATGCAGATGCTCAACAATGATGTGAGTATCAAAGCTAAAATCCCTGGTGGTAGTCCTATGAAGCTTGGATTCTTCAGGGTAAAGCAGATTGTCATCGATGGTGATGGTGAATCCACAATCAAGTTCAATGGTCTTAATGACTACATCGAAATGGACAATCTGAATTTGCTTCCTTTGAACTCTGACGAAAACAAAGAGTTTGTTGTTCTTATGGAGGCTGAAATCGAAACAGACGAAATGGAGGACATTGAAGATGGCGAAGAGTAAGATTGAGTACCATGAGCTTTCCAGAGCTAAGGTAACCGATTCGAGGAACATTGTTATTTCTAACTGTTCCAAAGGTGGCTTCACAATTGCTCAGCAGCTTGAGGCCAAGGAAAACGACAAGACCACTTCGGTATTCATGAAAGGTGCATTCCATGTTGAAGATATTCATGGATTGTATAACCTTAGAGATGCAGTAAATCTTGCAATTAAAATTTCTGAGGAAAATTCCGAAGATTCAGATGCATGGGACGAGTAAAAAGTTCAAAATATTTTCAAAAACTTTCAAAAAGCCTATGTACAAATGGTAAGTAACCTGGTATAATATATTCAAGAGGTGGAGGTTAGGAAACCTCAATCCTACTTCCACAACTTGAAAGTAAGTCCTGAGTTCAGGAGAAAACATCAATCAAAAATCAAAACATGAAAAGGAGAAATCAAAATGGCAAAGAATTACACTTTCAATGAAGCGGTTAAGATTATCGCAAAGGGAACTGACCTGGAGGCAATTACCGACATCGGTAGACGTTATCCGGTTCTGGCACACAAGATTGCAGTTGTTACTGCTAAGGCTGGTGAGGAGTTTGTTGACCTTATGGGTTACATGCCTGATTACCTCACTGCAAACAAGGTGAATACAGCTATTAAGGCTGGTATCACTGAATCTGGTTCTGATGAGGATGCTGAGGACGCTGAAGCTGAAGCTACTACCGAAGATGCAGGTGAGGATGCAACTGAGGCAACTGCTCAGTGGGATGAGTCCATGAGTGCTAAGCAGCTTTGGGACATCCTTGGTAAGGCTGGTAAGAGAAAGCTTGCTAAGTCTACTAAGAAGGCTGACCTGGTTGAAGCTTGTAAGCAGGCATTCGGTGCAGCTACTGAAGCTGAGGCAGAGGATGATGCTACTGAGGCTAATCCTTATGAAGGTAAGTCCGCTATGGAGCTCTTCAAGGAGTGCAAGGCTCGTAAGATTAAGGCAGTTCCTAAGAAACCTGCTAAGTTCTACGCTGACCTGCTTATCAAGGACGATGCTGCAAAAGCTGAGGCTACTGAAGTTGAATCTGAGGAAGATGACGACTGGGGTGATGAAGAGGCTGAAGCTCCTAAGAAGGAAAAGAAAGCCCCTGATAAAAAGCCTGCCAAGAAAGCTGCAGCAAAAGATGAAGACGAGGACGACGACTGGGATATCTAAAGATTGGTTCAGTCAATATATGAATCCGCCTCAATAAGTAAACGCAAGCATAACATGTGTTTATGAGGCATGTGTTATGCTTGGTCTTATTTTTCAAGAAGGAGTTAGTTTATGAAGACGGATGAAATTCTAAATTTGGATTACAGAAAAGAAGAAAGTAAAGAAATAATTCAGAAGGTGTTGAGGAAAATCAAACCACTTTCTAAATACTCAGATGAGAATGACATTCCCATTGAAGCAATCGAAAAGCTTATTCGTGTGTTGGTTCAAAAATATGAAATCACACCGCAATGGATGACGATGTCGTATTTCGAACCGATTCTTGGTATTTACTCTATCGGTGTAAAAACTACAGCAGAGCATGAGTGGTTAGGAACAGTCTACGGTATGTGTCTGTATGAAGTATTTGCTAAGCTTGCAATTAAGATGTATTCTGAAGTAAAGTCTGGCAAAATACCGGTAAGGACAGCTACCAAAGAGGAAAAGGAAAGAGAACGACTTGCAAAGAAAGTCGATGCTAAAATGGCTAAAGCTGAAGATGATGAAGAAGATTGGAGTTAAGGAGGAAGAACCATTGAGAGTAAGAATATTTACTGATGGTGCTTGCTCAGAGAATCCTGGCCCAGGTGGATGGGCTGCAGTCTTCAATACAGCAAGTAAATGCTCAACGATTAGTGGTAATGAAAAGATGACCACAAACAATCGTATGGAGCTTAAAGCTGTAATTGAAGCATTTAAGAAGGTGCTGAGTAAGAATCTAAGTGATGCCGAATATGAGTTGTATTCTGACAGTGCTTATGTTGTTAACTCAATCAATAATGGCTGGATTGATAAATGGCAGCAAAACAATTGGAAGACAACTAAAAACGATGATGTGAAGAACAGAGATTTGTGGGAGGAACTTGCATTCCTAAGAAACAGAACAAGGTCTCTTGGTATTTACATAAAAATCATAAAGATTAAAGGTCATGCCGGCAACACCTTCAATGAGCTGGTTGATAAGCTGGCTAAAGAGGAATCACTCAAAGCAAAGGAAGGTGTTGACTATGATTAAGTACTCAAGAGAGTTTTACAAGAAATCATTCACAGCCGATACAATGAAATCGGCATACATGTCGGCTGTGAAATGGTATTCAACAAATGTATTAAGTAAAGCTGAATTTGTGAATGTTCAGGTGCAATTCATCAAAGAGGACAAAGGCGAATTTCCAACTATTACGATACATTTGTTTGCAGTTCAGGACGGAGAAAACGATGTAATGTCTCAGCATTGTCAGTGCTGTAAAGAGATGCATCACAGCTTCTTCATAAACGAGGACACACATTGTAGTAGATGCAGCGCTGCTGGTTTTCAAAGACGTCTTGAAGAAAAGATAAATATAAAAATGAACTACTATAAAGAAATGCTTAGAAAGCGATTGGAGGAATAAACATGAAGAGATTCTTTAGTATTATGGGTGCAATCATCGTTGATGTTGTACGAGCTGTTGATTATTTCATTACAAGCAACCTTAGAAACTTTGCTTGGATTTTGAATTTCATTCTTCCGTATCTGATGTATATCATTGGTCAGAATGTATGTGCAACAAGAGGTTACCTTGGTATAGGTGGTGAGCTGTTCATACCGGTTGTATTTTGTGTGATTACGTACGTACTTCGTTCTTATGCAAATAAGATTGGTAAAGGCACAACCATTCCGGTACCTGATAAGAGATTCACTGAAGTTGATGATTATGGTGAAGTATCTATCCCAAATAATCGTATTCAGGAATTGATTCTGTACTTGGCCGACCTTGAGGACTGGCTTGAACGTAAAGGCTTGTTATAATCCAGAGGTTATCCAGATTGCCCCAGATTTAATTTTAATTATTAAGATAAGGAAATATATACCTTATAAATAAAAATCAATCTGGGGTCATTCTGGAATCCCTGGTGATATACTAAAAAGTAAAGGAGGAAATCAAATGGCAGCATGGGAATACTTTACCAATCAAAAACAATGGGAAGCATATCTCAAAGACTTGTTAAAGACTAACGACAAAGCATTACTCAGAGCTATTGTGTTGGTATATGACAATCAAACACCTGAAGAAAAAGACAAAGGTGAAAGTATTGAGGACAATTGCATCGGCTTCAGTAAGATTGATGCCAAAGAAATGGGAGACATTGCAAGAAAGATAAAAGCCAATAAGGCACTAACAAAAGGGGAACTTGCTAAATCACGCAACAAAATGCAGAAGTATTGGAAGCAATTGATGATTATCAGCAAGAAGCAGGCAGAGGCCAAGAAGTTGCAGGAGCAAAAGGAATTAGAAGCCAAGTTGGCAGAAGAGGAATTGGCAGCTCAGAAAGAAGATGCAGAAAAGCTTGAGAGATTCAGACAGGACATTGAAGTATTACGTAAGTGTTCAGAAGAAGGAATCTCATGTGAGTATGGCATCTGTGATGAGTGTCCTATCACAACTGGTTTTCAGCTAAGATTTAAGTGTTAAGAGGAACGGA